CACCGCAGACATGACGCTGGACGAACTGTTCGCCGACATGCCTAACCCCTCCACCGCAAGGATATGACCCATGGCCAGTGAGTCCGCATACGCATCATCCCGCATCAAGTCCGTGGAAGAGGCGGACAAGACCCTTGACTCCCGTTACCGTCGCTGGAACGACGAAATCACCATGGCGGAGAAGGAGTTCGACAACTTCCGCAAGCAGGGGCGCACAACTGTTCGCCGCTACAAAGATGAGCGTGACTCGGTTGATGGGAGCGAGCGCAAGTTCAACATCTTCACCGCCAACGTCAACATCCTGGAGTCGACGCTCTACGCCAAGATTCCCAAGGTCAGTGTTTCCCGCCGGTTTGGGCAGTCGATGGATGACCCTGCCAGGGTAGCCGGCCTGATGCTCCAGAACGCCATCATGCAGGACATTGACGAACCGGAGTGCGACTTCGATCAGGTCATGAAGGATGCTGTGCAGGACCGCCTCGTGCCGGGCATGGGTGTCGCCTGGCTGCGTCTGGAGACTGACACCGAGGAGGAGACCCTGGAGGAGCAGTGGGACCCGCTCAGTGGCGAGCAGATTCAGGAGGCGGCCACATTCGAACGTGTGAAGCGTCAGGAGGTCTGTATCGAGCACGTGTTCTGGGAGGACTTCCTGTACTCCCCCTGCCGCACGTGGAAGGAGCGTCGGTGGGTGGCCCGCCGGGTCTACATGGACCGGGATGCCCTGGAGAAGCGGTTTCCCAAGGTCGGCAAGGAAATCCCGTTGGACTTCAACCCCCGCAGCACCATGTCGGGTGGGCAATCCAATGAGCCGAAGAACGACATCCTCCAGAAAGCCATGATCTATGAGATCTGGGACCGCCAGAAGCGCAAGGTCATCTGGATCAGCAAGGCGTGGCCGGAGATTCTGGACGAAGTGGATGACCCCCTCAAGCTGGAGGACTTCGAGCCGTGTCCCAAGCCGCTGTTCGCGCTGACCACCACCTCCAACTGTATCCCGGTCAACGACTTCGTCATTTACCAAGACCAGTACAACGAACTGGACCAGGTGAATAACCGCATCAGCCTGTTGGTTCAGGCTTGCAAAGTCGTGGGCGTCTACGACTCTTCCGCTACCGGCGTCCAACGCATGCTCCAACAGGGCAGCGAGAATACCATGATCCCTGTGGATAACTGGTCTGCGTTTGCCGAGAAAGGGGGCGTCAAAGGGCAGATTGATTGGCTGCCGCTGGAAACAGTCATTCAGGCACTGGAGCGGCTGCGCCAAGCCCGCGAGGACATCAAAGGGCAGATTTACGAACTGACCGGCATCAGCGACATCGTGCGGGGAAACACCAAGGCCAGCGAGACGCTCGGGGCGCAGAACCTCAAGGCGCAGTATGCCAGTGTGCAGATTCAGAAGCGGCAAGACGAGGTGGCACGCTTTGCTCAAGACATCTTGCGCATCAAGGGTGAGCTAATCTGTCGCCACTTCGTCCCCGAGCAGATTCTCAAGTTGGCTAACATGGAGTTTTACCTTGATGGCCAGAACGCACCGCTGGTCCATGCCGCTGTGGCGCTGCTCAAGGGCGACCACGAGGAGTTTGAGTGGCGGGTGAACGTCCAGGCTGACTCGCTCGCCATGGCGGACCACGCTGTTCAGAAACAGGAGAAGGTGGAGTTCACCAACGCCGTTGCCACGTTCCTCCAGTCGGCTGCCACCACCATGAAGGCAATGCCCGATACTGCGCCGATTATGTTCGAGACCCTCAAGTTCGCCATCAGCGGCTTCCGTGGTAGTCAGGAACTGGAAGGGGTCATTGACCAGAACCTCCAGCAGATCATGCAGAAGATTCAGAATCCGCCCCCGCCTCCACCTGACCCGGCTGTCGAGAAGGCCAAGATGGATATGCAGATTGCCCAGCAGAAGGCCGGACTGGAAGGGCAGAAGATGCAGCAGGAAATGGCAATCGAGCGCGAAAAGGCACAGTTGGAAATGCAGATGAAACAGCAGGAACTCGCCTTCAAGCAGCAAGAGCATCAGATGGACTTGCAGTTCAAGGCTACCGAAGGTCAACAGAAGATGGTCCAGGACCAGGCGAAGTTTGACCAGCAGGTTGCCCAGGACAGTGCCAAGGCGATGTTGCAAATCAACGCGGATGCTCGCAAAGACAAGGAGAAATCGGAATGATTACCAGTGACTGGCAGGATGTGAGTTACAAGTACAAATCGGGGGTGTGGGAGCGTAACCTCCGCACGGGTGAGGAGCGGGAGGTGAAGCCGCCTGTTATCCTCCCGAAAGAGGCGGTGGTCCCGCTTGCAGATCATGTGGTCATCAAGAGGTCGCTACCAATCCCCGACTTTACAGGAACGGTTAGCGATTCCGTGGTGGAGCATGCCAGGAAGCCCAAGACGAAGGGTTGGAAGAACAGTGGCGCGTAAATCATTTATTCAGATCAACGGTCGCCTTTACGAAAGGGGTGTAGATGTCATACCAGAACAAGAAGGTCGTCCGTCCCACAACGTCATGCCCGACCTACCGGATTTCGTATCACCTATCGACGGTAAGGTCTACTCTGGTCGTGCTGGCATGCGTGACCATTGCGCTCGTCACGATGTCGTACCTACGGTAGACCTTAAGGGTCTTCCGGTAGGTCCGCCGCAGCAACAGCCTGACCGGAACGCCATCCGTCAGGAACTAATCAAGCAATACTACAAATAAGGAGAATATCATGGACGATCTGCGCTCTGCCCTAGAATCGGCTGTCGAGGAACACTCGGAACCTGAGGATCTCTCTACTCCGGTCGAGACTGCTACGCCCTCCGCCGTACCTGCTGCCGTCTCCCCTGCCCCCTCCCAGGATGATGGTGCGGGTACCATCGACGAACCAGCCGAAACGACGGCGGAGCGCGGATCACCTGATACTCCAAAACCAATCGAGGAGGTAGTTGGTGAAAAACCTGCTGACAAACCTGCTGACAAGGGTGCTCCTGACCCACGTATTGATCGTGCACCTCAGTCGTGGAAGGGAGACGCCAAGAAGGTCTGGACGGAACTCCCGCTCAATGTGCGGCAGGAGGTGGTTCGGCGTGAGCGCGAAACCAGCAGAGTCCTCCAGGAAACAGCCGAAGTAAGACAGCGGGCAGAGACGATTCAGAACACCCTGGCCCCCCACATGGACCGCATCAATGCCATGTACCAGGGCAATCCGATCACGGCCATCAACAATCTGCTCGGCGTTGAACGGGTGCTGGTCAGCGGCGACCCGGCGGCGAAGGTCAATCTCGTTGCCAACATGATCAAGCACTTCGGCATCGACCTTGTGTCGCTGGACAGGGCGCTTGTCGGCGAGCCGATGACCCCGGAAGTGCAGCAGCAGTCGAGCATTGAGAAGTTACTGGAGCAGAAGCTTGCGCCGTTTCAGCAGTTTATCCAGAACCAGCAGCAGCGTGAGCAACAGTTGCGCGCACAGCATGAACAAGAGTTAGCCCACACTGTCGAGTCCATGGCGACTGACCCGAACTTCCCCTACTTCAACGAGGTTCGTGCTGACATGGCGGACATCATTGAAATGGGGTCACGGCGAGGTATTGTAATTTCACTGGAACAGGCATATGCTCGGGCAGTAAGGATGAACGATGAGACCTATCAGGCGTCATCGGGACGTGAGTCTTCACAGGCAGCTACCCAAGCTGCCCTGCAAGCCCACCAAGCGGCGCAACGCGCCAAAGGAGCCGCAGTTTCAGTGAGCGGTTCGCCCTCGATGCCCGGTGGTAATTCAGGAAATCCACAAGATTTGCGCGGAACCATCTCCTCGCTTTTGGGTGAAACAGGTAACAGGATATGAGCAGCTTCGTTGGAACAATGGTGAAGCATATCCTTGGTCCCGGTCATGTGCTGGAGGACTCGAATCCTGTTCCCAAAGCGTTCAGGGGAACTCCCATTGCAGTAGCAGGTGTCCAGCATGCGACACCGACCGGAGCAGACAACAAGCCCACCGGAAGTCAAGCACGCGAAACCCCTCAACCAAGATAGGAGATTCAAATGGCCTTCGCCAACCCCTCGATCAGTGACGTCATTGCGACCACGATCCAAAACCGCAGCGGCATCATTGCCGACAACGTCACCAAGAACAACGCCCTTCTCTCCCGCCTCAAGCAGCGCGGGAACATCAAGAAGTTCTCCGGCGGTAACGTCATCCTGCAAGAACTGTCCTTCGCCGAGAACGCCAACGCCGGCTACTACAGCGGTTATGAAACCCTGCCAGTCGCCGCACAGGACGTGATCTCCGCAGCGCAGTACGACATCAAGCAGGCTGCCTGCCCCGTCACCATCAGTGGCCTGGAGCAACTCCAGAACGCTGGCAAGGAACAGATCATTGACCTGTTGGAAGGCCGCATCGCTGTCGCCGAATCCACCATGGCCAATCTGATCTCATCTGGTCTGTACTCGGATGGCACGGGCTACGGTGGCAAGGAAATCACCGGTCTGAACCTGCAAGTGTCTGTCAATCCCGCTACCGGCTCGCCGGGCGGCATTGACCGTGCCACGTGGAACTTCTGGCGCTCCAAGATGTTTGACTTCACCACCGACGGTGGCGCGGCCGTCACCTCCGCCAATATCCAGACCTACATGAACAAGCTCTGGGCACAGTTGGTTCGCGGCAATGACCGTCCCGACCTGGTCATCGTGGACAGCGTGCTGTGGGGTCTCTACATGAGCTCCCTGCAAGCCATTCAGCGTTTCACCTCCATCGAATCGGCCACCCTTGGCTTCGTCACCACGAAGTTCATGGACGCGGACGTGGTGCTTGACGGCGGTATCGGCGGCTTCTGCCCGGCGAACACCGGCTTCATGCTCAACACCAAGTACATCTTCTATCGCCCACACGCTCAACGCGACATGGTGGCGCTGTCTCCGGGCAAGCGCTACTCGGTCAACCAGGATGCCGAAGTGCAAATCCTGGCTTGGGCAGGAAATTTGACTGCTTCCGGTCTGCAATTCCAAGGACGGATGGGCGACTAAGGTTTAGCGGGGGCAGAACATCGCCCCCGTATTTCTCTTGAAAGGAGAATGAAATGGGTGTTGCAGGCGCAAACATTGCAAATGCCACGGGTCGTCCGACTTCTGCCGGCTCGGCTTGGTCGTCAGCTGTTATTCAAGACCCCCTTGGTGGATATGTGGAAGCTCCGACGGAATCCAAGATTAGCGCCAACACGAACTATATTGGCTTGAACTCGGTTGCTGGGTATAAGAACAATGTGCTTGGTCAGGGCAGCGTTGTCACTGGACCGACCATTGCTCCCCAACCGGACTGGATTGTTCCCGACAACGACAACGATGTGGCAGGTGGCACCTCCCAGTGGGTCCGCGCTGCGGGCACCATTGCCGAGAATGGCACTTGCACAGTCACTGCCGGCGCTGCCACGGCTGGCGCTGGCACATACTCGTGCTACGTCAAGGGTGGTGTCGTCGCAGGCGACTTCTTTTGGGCTGTGCTGACGGCTGAGAGCTAATGCTTCCCCAAGCGAGCGTGGCGCCTGATGGGTCGCTCTACGTTACCAACGTCGCCCCTGACCCGACTGATTTTCAGGTTGGGGGTGTAACGGTAACGGCTGCCGGCTCGGTTCGGGTAAATGGTAACGCGCCTAACGCCTTTGACCAGGGCAAGGGGTTTCTCAAGTCCAACGGCGCGCTGTGCCTTGACTTTCTCGGGTCGCCTGTTGCTGGCTACATGCAAGGGCTACCTGTTACCGTCGCAGGGGCAATCCTTGCACAGTTGAATCAACCTGTGTCGCCTGGCGACTCGTTTGTTGGTGGCATCCGTGTGGGGCCGCTGGGAGGGGTGTACGTAACAGACATCGCCCCCCCGCCCCCTTTTAGTTTTTCCAATGGTTACTCAAATGGATTTGATGCCCCATGAGCGGATTCGCAGGACAAGCAATCGGTCTTGAAGACCAAAGCCCTACCCCTATCGGGGGTGGCGCTGCCATTGACCCCGAGTCCAAGGGGAGCATGGAGAATTTCATCGGGTTCGGCTCGGGGGCTACCAGCTATGACCCCGCACCTGTGGATTTCGACGCTGCGGACGACACAATCACCGCATCGTCGGACGGGACTACTCGGGTATCCCCCGAGTACACTGACAATGAACTGTCGTGGGGCGCTGGCGGCTTCTCCCCTGCGTCACTCTTCACGGGCGGGATTGAAGGCTCGTGGTATGACCCCAGCGACTTCTCAACCATGTTCCAGGACAGTGCGGGGACCATCCCTGTCACTGGCGTTGGACAGCTTGTGGGGAAGATGCTGGACAAGTCGGGGAATGGGCATCACCTCGAACAGTCAGTATCCGCCTCGCGTCCGATGCTCTCCATTTCAGGTGGGTATTACCTGCACATGGACGGGGTTGATGACTACCTGTTCGAGCCTGTACTTACCCCCGAAATGGATGTTCCGTGGGAGTTTTGGGCAACCTATCGGGTTGACGCCGGGGGAGGTATCAACACTAGCCTGTTTGCTTGTGTAGCGGATGCCACGTCCGCCTCAAACGCGCCCAATAGTCAAGGCATGTTCCAGCGGTCCGACGTGGTTCAACGGATCAACACTGCAAGCAGAATAGGTGTTGGTGCGGCAAACACCGTCGACCTGAACAGTGCTTTCGTCGTTGGTGTTCCAGTCACCAGCCAGTCGCTATCTACTACCTCCCCAGACGAGGTTGTTGCGAACTCCAATGGAAACACAGCATCTGCGGTGGCAATCTACTCGGGCACTCCCGGTACTAACGGGTTCATCCTGTCATCGTCGGGTGCAACTGCCGAGGTGCGGATATTCGGCGCGGTTGCCATTGACAGACTGCTGACGGCTCAGGAAGCGCTTGACCTCAAGGCTTGGCTTGACGCGAAGGCGGGAATCTAAATGGCACGCAAATCCATCCTTGAACTCATCGCTCAAGCGACTGCTGATTTTCCCGACAATGTGACCGGGCTGATTACCCCGTCCAAGCTGCGGACGTGGGCAGTCCTCACGGCTGATTCCTGATGCTCCCAGGCGTTCGGACGCAATCGGGGGCGCTGTTCATCGTTACAGCCGCCCCTACTGCCGAGGCGCAAATGGTCGGGGGGATTCTTGTTGGTCCCCTCGGCGCTATCTTTGCCACTACTTCGTTGCCTCCGCAGGTGTTCCCAACGGTATCGGTACGCGCCACAACGGGGTGCTGTGCCTTGCTCCGGGCGGGGTCAAGGCCAACAGTATGAACGGGTTGCCCGTCACCGCCGAGGGTGCCTTAGTAGCCCAACTGAACGTCGCAGTCGCGCCCTCTGATCCCTATGTTGGCGGGGTCCGTGTCGGTCCGTTTGGCGGTATCTACTGCGTGGATATTGCTCCCCCGACAGAGTTCGGCTTCTCCAACGGCTTCTCCAACGGATACGACATTGACCCGGTTATAGTTCCGACATTCTCCCCCTTGTCCCTTTTTGCTGCCGGCGAGCAGGGCGCTTGGTATGACCCTAGCGACTTCTCTACTATGTTCCAAGACAGCGCAGGAACAACCCCCGTTACCGCTGCCGGGCAACCTGTAGGTAAAATTCTAGATAAGTCGGGGAGGGGCAACCACGCTACGCAAGTCACTGCGGGAAACAGGCCGACCTTGATTCTGGACGGGAATGGAAAGTACGCTCTGTCCTTCAACGGGGCGAGTCAGAGCATGCTTACTGGGAATGTGAACTTCGGTGCGACGGTCAACATTAGCACGTTCCTAGGTCTTTTCAAGGACACACAAGTAACGACAACAGGTACTTTAGTTCAGCTTTCCAGCAATTTGGGAACCAACGTAGGTGTATTCGGACTTACCGCCAATGGATCCAACACAACGGCTAATTCTCATGGCGCTTTGATGCGAGGTAGCGGAACTACTGCACAAAACAACCCCACCAATGCCGCCATTCCTCCAAAAACATTTGTTTCCAACGTACTGTATAAGTGGGCGGGAAGTACTGTAGCCGAACAAATGGCAATGCGCGTTAACGGTGTAGCGCAAACAGCCGTCGGAACCTTCACCTCCACGGCTGTCGGCGCTTGCGCTGACAGGCCGCTGTACTTTGGCTACAACGGCACAAACCAGTGGTTTAAGGGAAATCTACACTCGATAATTGTTCTCGGGCGCACCGCGACAACTCAGGAAATCACTGACACCGAGACGTGGGTTGCTGATAAAACGGGAGTGACACTACCATGAACATTGTACGGAGCCTTACACCATGACCCGCAGAACCATCGTTGAACTGATCGCACAGGCGAACAGCACTTTGCCGGATAACGTCACCGGCCTGATCGACCCCGCCGACGTGCGGAATATGATCTTGGATTTCCTCGACACCGTTCGCCCGTCCTATGCGGTCATCCAGATCGGTTCGGTGGGCCAGAGCAAGGCGGTCACGACGATCTACTCCACTTTCACGTGGAGCACCACCTACATCGCCCAAGCACCGGACTGGACCACCAGCCTTGCTTCGGGCACGCTGCAACGCTCGGGCGGGCCGGCAACGACGCGCCTCACGTTCAACATCGACGTGGTCGCTCCCAACAACAGCATCACGACCTTCGGCCTGTTCGTCAATGGCGTGGAAACGCCTTGGGCTGTATCCAACACCTCCACCAGTTCGACAGATCGGCAGTCCTATGCCAG